TCGGACCACAGCTGTCGCATGCTGGAGTCGTCCAGGATGCAGTGGTACGTCCCGTCGTCCATGGGTGGTACGGCGTTCAGGCGAAGCTGCGTCACTGCGTCCAGCAGCAGGCCCAGGGTAAGAGTGTCCGACGCGGCCATCTGCGGAGTGGTAATGTGGCCGTAGGGCCGAATGATCTTTGGGGCCAGGGAGCTCACCAGAGCATCGCCATTGACCGGGGTGGTGGCGGTGACGAAGGTGATGGTCCCAGACGCGCCGTTCGGCATCTGCGAGTGATTGGTGGCATCCACGGTGAAGCCAGTCACCGAGAGTACCTGCGTGACCCCCGACAGGACTGTGGTCTCCTGGACCGACAGCGGATTGCCGCCTGAGATAGGAGTGACCACGCCGTTCACCAGGACGGTCTGGAACCCAGTCACGTCGTCCACGTGGCACGTGGTCGTCGACGAGGCGCCGAGGTCAGTACGGACGTACGAGCTTCCGCCCAGGTATGCGCTGAACAGGCGCGCTCGTGCGATGCGCTCCAGCGACTGCGCTGCCTGGACGCCGTTGTTGCGGGCCACGCGCACGATATTGGAGGCGATGACAGCCTGGTTAGCCATCAGATCCACGTCTGCGGTGTCGCCGTAGTCCCGCATCGTAAAGGTATACTGCTCGATCGTGCCGTCCGTCGCGGTCAGGCCGTTGTCGAGGTTCGAGAAGGTCACGATGCCCAGTGGGGCCGTGACCGGAGCCTTGCGGCTGGTGCGGGTCCGGGTGATCGTCTCGCCGATGTTGTTCGGGACGGTCTCCCTGAGGCACACTCGCCGATACGCGAGGTTCGAGTCGAGGCCCTCCTCGAACTCCCGCTCCAGGATGCCGGTCTGCAGCATCGCGTTGAGCGCGGTAGACAGATTGGTGAAGTTGTTGGCCATTGCGGGTCCTGCCACTGTTGCGCGTTGCGAGCCAGACGGCTCTCCCGGTGCGCCGGGTGCGAAGGACCTGCCTCAGAGGCGACCGTCTCGAGGGTCGCTCACTCGCCCGCTCCTCGCGGGATCAGGGACCTGCCCTGCTACGCGCGCACTCCCGCACGCCGGAAGTCTGCCAGCGTCCGAGCCTTGTACTCAGCGTACTGCTTCTTGTCCATCGTCCGAACGTTCACGGCTGGCGGGTCGGTCCCTGGGGGTGGCTCCCCACCTGCGCCGGTCTGCTCCTTCTTCGGAGGGCCGCCACCGCCTCCGTTGCGCTCCTTGCCGTTAGAGCCACCGCCAGACTCGGCGGGCTTCTTGAAGTAGTCGGGCTTCCACTTCTTGTAGGCTGCGACGAGCTCGGGGATCCCCGTGACGTTGAAGTCATCGTCCACCTTCACCTCGGGAGCGTCCGGTATCTTCGAGTGCAGCGCGACCAGATCAGCGTCCTGCAGACCCGCCGCGATCAGCGCCGACTCTATAGTAGTGTCGCGGGTACGCGCGAGAGCTCTCGTGAGCTTCGCCTGCAGCGGAGCCACAGCCTTCGTCCTAGCCTCCTCCAGCGCCGCCCTGGCGGCCTCGGCCGCATCGAGCGCCTGATCTCTCGCCGACTCGGCCGTGCGCAGAGCCACCCGCCAGGACGCCGCCTCGGCCCGCAGCTCCGCCACGTTCTGGGCGTGCCGCTCGGAGGCGGACTCGCGCGGCGGAGGATCGTCTCGTCTCTCCTCTCTCCGAGGGGGCGGATCATCCCGCCTCTCCTCTCTCCGAGGAGGAGGATTCTGCGGCGGCTCCTGCGTACCTGCGCTGGGTTCCTCAGGCGGCATCCTATGCTGTACCCTGTGCTATGGCGGTCACGTTGCCGCCGGTTAGAGTGGTGATTCGTATCTTCAGCCACCTGGCCGAGAAGGTGAACTGAGTCATCCCCAGAGCCGTGATGGCTGTGCCGAGTGCGCTGCCCCCGACTCCGGCGGCGATGGCGAATATCTCGGTCGCCGACCCCGTCACGCTGGAGGTCAGGAAGAGCACCGGGGCGACGCCCGGACTGGAAGTCGTCGCGGCGCCAGGCCCGAAGAACGGGGAGGGGCTCGGCCAGGTGACAGTGATGACACCTGCGAGATTCGTAGCCCGGAACCCCAGGGCCAGCAGCGACGCGTTCGCGTTGATCGAGGCCACGAGCGCCGTCGCGATGGCGGTCGGCGTGTCAGAGCCGAGCGACGTGTAGGTGATCGGAACCACCACGGTCGGCAGCGTGAATAGGAGCGTGGAGACGTCGTTAAGCGTGCCGGAGCCGGTGACCGTCACCACGAAGCTGTTGAGCGGCGAGAGGGCGTTGGTGCCGTACAGCTGGCAGCTGAGCGTCGCGAACGTGCCGGAGATCTCCAGCGAGCCCTGCTTCACGAACAGCCACGGAACCCAGATCCCCTCGAACGGCACGGACGTGATAGTGTCCAGCAAGATCGCGTTCAGCGACGCAGGTCCATTGATGGCCTGGATGCCCTCGGCGCGGAGGATCGGGTCGTAGGGCGACGCCATCAGTCTACCTCCGTGTCCACCGAGAAGACGGCGTCTCCCTCCCCGACCAGCTCTCCGAGCTCGACCAGGAAGTGCACCCTGCCAGCCTGCGGCGCGTACTGCGCGAACATAGTCTTCATGGACTCCACCTGGCAGACCATGTCGCCCCTGGCGACCAGGTCGCCGTCGTCGACGCACAGGTCGGCCAGGACGCCCACTATCTGGGCTACAGCCATCACCCTCACACGAGACTCCGGTCCGGCTCGCGCCAGTTGACGGTCAAGTTCGGGGCGCTCTGCTCGTCCCTGGCGTGTATCTCGCAGACAAGCTCGTCTGCTGCCCCCGCAGATAGCCAGAAGGAGCCAGTGAAGGCGCTGGGCATCTCCCAGAGAGTGCCTCGAGCGTCACGTATTCGAATACGCGTCCAAGTCCCGCCCCCAACGATCTGTACACTGTACAGCTCGCAGGATCGACGCGAGAGACGATATGCGCCGGGGGCAGCCACTCTGGCGCACCGCATGAGTGATCGCGCGGAGGGACGAACACGGACATCGATTACCTCACTCACGGGGCCTCGGCGGCGGTAGCCAGACGATCGAGGCGATCGCGCAGTTGTTGTCGGTTCCGCCGTCGGCCCGCACGGTGAGACCGTACACGAAGCCGGCGTCGAGCATCCAGGAGCCCATCACGACTGGGTTGGCCCGGAACAACGGGCGACCGTTGTAGTCGCCCTCCTCCCCCGGCACCTGAGTCGGTCGCTCGCCGAACTCCCCGCGCTCATTAGGGAGGCCGTTGAACACGATCATGCTCCCGGACCCGATATGGGTGATGGCGATCGTTCGGAGGACACCCTCGCCCTCCTCGAGGACGAATATGCCCTTGCGATTCAGCAGCCAGCACTTCCCGCCGATCCTGGGCTGCGGGAGCGTCACACGAGTGACAGCTCGCGAGCCGCGCCACGGAGACAGGAAACTGACGGGTATGACCTCTGCGAACTTCACGGGCTTACTCAAGTCGACCGCCGGCACCGACACAGCTACTGGTCTCGCAGGCGTCTTGGCCACTCGCTACTCCATCAGATCCAGATCAGTGTTACCTGCGCGCGCCCCGCCACCCTCTGGTGGCTCGGGGTCCAGCATCGGATCGGTCTTCTCGCCCTGGGGCTCGTCGCTGTCGCTGACGCCCTTGCTCTCTGCGTCGGGGAGCAGATCGATGTCCATGTACATCTTGAGGAACTCGGACGCCTCCTCCACCTCGAGGAGCGCGCCCAGGACCTTGCCGCCGGTCGGCTTGACGCTCGGGCGTCCACCCTGCGCCGCAGGCCCAGTGGTGGTTGCCTGCTTGACAGTGTGCGAGGCACCAGAGACACCCTTGTGGGTGACCGTCTTCTCCTGCCTGACCTGCTGGCTGTCGGAGTCGTCTCCGCCACCCTCGCCCTTGTCGTCCCCGCCGCCACCCTCGCCGCCGCCGTCCATCTTGGCGGCGTCCTCGGCGGACAGCGGCTCCTGGATGGGCGTCGCGGCCATCACGAGCGCGGGGATCAGGTGGGCCAGGTCCTCGGGGGTGGGCTGGTAGAGCCTCGGCCAGTCCAGCTTCAGCCCCTTGGGGTCCGCGCCGTCGATCTTCAGAGCGCGGACGATCTTGCGGAAGAGCTCCAGCGCAGCGTCCCCGTAGGACGAGCGCAGGTCCATGACGAGATCGTGGGAGTCCTCGTCGAGGAACTCCATCGCTCGCCCGCTCATCACACCCTTGAGCTTCTCCGGGTCCTTCCTGGTGGCCCCGATCATCTCGAGTGCTATGTTGCGGAGCTTGTCGACCTGGTCCTGGGCAGCCTTGATTCCGGCCCCAGACATCTCCAGCAGGAACGCCTTGCCCTCGCCGAAGGCCACGCCGGTCTCGTCCTTGATCCCGGCCTTCAGATGGATGTACTGTGCCGGAGACCGCTCATCTAGCGGTGCGCCAGCGAATTCACCGACGATCGTGAGTTCCGGGGAGCAGTTGTAGCGAGTTCCGCGGGATGCCTGGCTCAGCAGGTAGTCGATCTCGATCTTTATGCCCTTGGCAGCCTCCCAGGTGCCCTTCCCGTCAATGGCGTCGTCCGAGCCCGGCAGGTTCCGAATCCAGACGCCAGGGACGAATCCGAGGCCGTGGGAGACCGACTTGTCTCCGCCGATCGGCCGATCCGAGAATTTCGGGTCGTCCCGCCGCTTCCAGCCAGTGACGGGATTCCAGTCGTCTATCTTCGGCGGGATCAGCGTCTGCTCGTCCTGCGTGCCGTACACGCGAATGAACCAGTACTGCTGGTCGGGGCGAATCGCCTCGCCCTCCACGTCCGCCAGGATGCCCTGAGCGATCAACTGCTGGCCCAGAACCTGGTAGTGGATCTTCAGGGACGTCAGATTGCAGAAGTCGTCGAACTGGGGCGTACAGAACTTCGCACGCCAGACCTTCAGGGCGACCTGCGGCTCCTCGTCGGACCTCTTCGAGACGAGAAACGTCATCGCAACCGACCCCACGGAGCCCAGGATCGTCGCGCAGGTCATCATCTGGTAGAACTTGGTCGTCTGGACGAGCTGGTCGATCGTCTCAGTGACCGACTTCTCGCTGTGGTGGATCCTGGGGACGTGCCGACCCGCCCAGAGCTTCCTGGCGGACCAGGCAGCGACCATGGACGGCAGATTGTACTGCGTGGACGGCCGACGCTCCATCATCGGGACCCTGGAGCCCGCAGGTGCCATCGTCTCGTTGTAGAAGTGATGCGTCAGGTGGTCGTAGAAGGTACCATCCAGCATCTTGTCGAGTTGGTCCAGCCGCCTCCAGCGGCTGGGCTTGTCGGGCGTGCCCGCCCAGTCGGGCGGATACTGCATGGTGCGCGTAATCTCGGTATACACGCGCTACCTCCGGTAGAGAGCTATGGGCCTCGCATCCTCCAGGTCCTGCCTGCGCCTCGGCGGGACGAGCCTGACGAACGCATCCGAGAGCGCATCCACCTGGTCGTCGTGCGTCCCATTCGGGAACGACGCCAGCTCCTCAACGAACTTCCTGTTCCAGCCCGCGCGGATCATCGAGACGTTGCCAACGTTGACCTGGGCCGCCACAGGAGCCGCTCGAGTGGCCTTCTCCCCGCTCATGACCCTCGTGACGACCCTGGAGCCGGCCAGGGCGCGGACCAGGTACCCCACCTGGGCCTTTCCGGCCTGCCCAGGGTCCTGCGGGAGCGAAACCAGCACATCCTCGCCGTCCGCCTCGGCCGTTGTGGCGATTAGAGCCTCCATGGCCTGCGGCGAGCCGCGGTCTCGGACCACATTCTCGACGACATATCGACCGTCCAGGGTCCGGCACATGAGCAGACCGACCGTGTAGTCGGGGTCGCGGGTCCCAATCTTCGCCGTGGCCGAGAGATCCCACGCCCGAACTCGCCTGGGAGAGGTCTCCTGGTCCTCGGAGAGGGCCACGACTCGCAGATTCCGCGACAGGGTCGAGAGCTGGTAGACGTTGGAGCCACCCGGCTGCCTGATCTGCGGCGGCAGGTGATCGATCATCGGCATCTGGTCGGGGTTGAAGATCGCCCCACCCTGTGGTGCGGGTCTCTGCTGGTACTTGGCGATGAACTCGCGCTCGCCGACGACCACGCGCTTCCGCTGGAGCTTCTCCTCGTCCTCCCACTCGGGCCAGAGAGCCTCCCCGGCTGCCCGACCCAGGGGATCGTCCTCGTGCTCCGACAGAGCGGGGAGGAGGATCCTGTGCCACCTGTCGGCACCCTCGAGCTCGTCCGTGTCCAGACGACCGCCGAGGTCGTCCTCGTGCCAGCGAGTCATGATCAGAACAATGCGGGCACCCGGCTTCAGGCGGTCGTAGAGGTCGCCACGGTACCAGTTGTACGCACGGTCGCGCTGGCCCTCGGACTCCGCGTCCTCGCGCGAGGCAACCGGATCATCGATGATAGCAAGGTCCGCTCGACGACCGGCAATCGCCTTGCCCACTCCAGCAGCGAGATACT